GCAGAAGCAGTAAACAACTTGGTGTCAGCACTTAAATACATCATGCGCTAACCTGCTATACTTATATAAAACAAAGGAATATAATGACGAAGAATTTATTGCATGAAGTAATGATAAAGAGTGTATCTAGGAAAAATAACATCCTAGACTCAGACGCTCTTATCGAGAAGATCCGCTCTGGCTATGTTGTCAATCGTGGTCCAAAATTTACCACAAAGAAAACATTTGCTCCGTCTACTATTGCATATTCGCATGGTGAGTGTCCAAGATATTGGTATTTAGCGTTTGATGGACAGACCTTTGAAGATAATGCAGATGCCTACGGTGCTGCTAATATGACTGCGGGAACTCTTTCCCATGCTCGAATTCAAGATGCAATGATCGGTGCTGGCATTGTAAAGATTTATAAAGACGATGAAGGCAATCCAACTACCGAATTTAAAATTCGTTATGACGATCCCCCTATCTTTGGTTACGGAGACGTAATGCTTGACTGGGAAGGTGAAGAAATTGTTGGAGAAATTAAGACAATGCTTAATGAGGGATTTGAATATCGCAAGAATTCAATGAAGCCAAAGACAGGCCACCTTATTCAGTTACTTATTTATATGAAAATTTTAGGAAAGAAAAAAGGAGTTCTTATTTATGAAAATAAAAACAATCACGAACTTCTTATTCTTCCAGTAGAAGTTGATGATAACTATCGTCAGTGGATTGATAATGCTTTCCAGTGGATGCGTGAAGTACGCCAAGCCTGGGTTGACAGAACTCTCCCAACAAAAAACTATCGCTCTAACTCTAAGATTTGTAAGACTTGTCCAATTCAAAAAGCATGTGCTGATGCTGGAGATGGAACAATTAAGATTAAATCAATGGAGAAGTTAGTTGAAGCTTTGTAACAAATGTGATGCATATTTCACGCCAAAGGTCTCTTATCAAATTTACTGTAGTGAGTTGTGCAGAGATGAAGCAACAAGAGAAAAAATTGCAGAACGATATCAGATTACTCGTAGACAAAAAAGGGTTGGCAAAATAAGAAAATGCTTAGGTGGTTGTGGGGTTGATCTATCAATCTACAATGACTCTGGCTTTTGTTCTAATTGCAATGTAAGCAAAAAAGCAGTTGATAAAATGCTAAAAGAACTGAAAGGTTTTATTGATTATGAGCAAGAATAAATGGGGCCTAGAGATGGCACCAGATACCATTTGTTCAATTGATGCAAGTACTAATAGCCTTGCCTTTGCTTTGTTTAATACTAAACAAGAAACTTTAGAGGTTGTTGGAAAAATTTATTTTGAAGGTAAAGATACCTATGAAAAGGTAATGGATGCTGGCAAAAAAGTAAAATCTTTCTTTGATCTTTATGGTGGATTTGAAGCAATAGTTATTGAGCATACTGTTTTTATGAACTCGCCAAAAACTGCTGCAGATCTCGCACTAGTTCAAGGAGCAATCCTGGGATCGGCAGGACAGTCTGGAACTAAAGTAATTGGCAAAGTTTCTCCTATTACTTGGCAAAACTATATTGGAAATAAAAAAATATCTAAAGATGAACAGTTATTTATTCGTGCTCAAAATCCAGGTAAATCTGTTTCATGGTATAAAGCATACGAAAGAATGCTTCGTAAAGAAAGAACTATAAAGTTTATTAATACTATGTATGATAAAACTATTGAAGATAATGATGTAGCAGATGCTTGTGGCATTGGGCATTGGGCTATGTCTAACTGGGGTAAAGCAATAGGGGTTGACAAATAGTATTATGACTGGTAAACTGTATACATCAGAGGTTTGGTTAAAGAAAAGATTTCTCATGGACAAAAAAACTCCACAAGAGATTGCAAAAGAGTGTGGGACAAGCGTAGAAACCATCTATGTGTACCTAGCAAAATTTAATTTAAGGAAGAGTAAAAGATGAATAAACTAGAAAAAGTACTAGTAGCCACAGCCATTATGGGCATGGTTGGATTTTCATTTGCTATTTCTACATTAAAGGGTTTGCCAAAAGTGTTTGATTGGGAGGAAGATGATGAGTGAAAATCTAACAATTACTGTTGATCAGGTAAACCATCCACAACACTATACAACAGATCCTTCTGGGGTTGAGTGCATTGAAATCACTCGTCATCGTAATTTTAATATTGGTAATGCCTTTAAGTATCTTTGGCGAGCAGGACTTAAAGATGAATCAAAGACTATTCAAGATCTTGAAAAAGCAATCTTTTATATCAAAGATGAAATAAATAGACTAGAGGGCAAGTATGTCAACTGAAGAAGAGTTAGTCAAACATCTTGATGTTATGAATGATGTTGTTGGAGAATACCTAAAGGGTAGTGACCCAACACAGATCTCAAAAGAATTAGCAATTCCAAGAGTCCGAGTAGTTGCATACATTGATGAATGGAAAGAAAAAACCTCCAACAATACAGCAATCCGTGCCCGTGCTAAAGACGCACTTGCTGGAGCTGACGCACACTATAGCAAACTTATTTTAAAATCTTATGAAGTTATTGATGAAGCATCTATGACTAATAACCTTAGTGCTAAAACCTCAGCAATCAAACTCGTTATGGATATTGAATCTAAAAGAATTGATATGCTTCAAAAAGCTGGACTTCTTGAGAATAAAGAACTTGCAGAAGAGATGGTTGAAATTGAAAAACGACAAGAGGTTCTTGTTGGAATTCTTCGTGACATTGCATCTTCTCATCCAGAGGTTAGAGACATTATCATGCAAAGGCTATCTTCCATTGCAAAAGAGGGAGAAGTGATTACAGTTGTCCACGATGTTCAATGAGTTTCTTGAAGTATTAAAGAACAACAACTTTGAGGAAATGCCTGTAGATGCAAAGACATTTGTTGAAGGAGAACACTATTTAGCACAGCCACCACTATCTGATGTTCAATATGATATTGTTGAAGCAATGAGTCAAATCTATAGAATTGAAGATGTGATAGACATTCTTGGCCCGGAAAAAGGAACAAAGTATTATAAAAAATATACAAAGAATGAAATTATTTTGCAACTTGGCAAGGGATCTGGAAAAGACTTTACATCAACAGTAGCCTGTGCATATATAGTATACAAACTACTATGCCTTAAAGACCCAGCCCGATACTTTGGAAAACCTTCTGGAGATGCTATTGATATTATTAACGTTGCTATTAACGCTCAGCAGGCTAAGAACGTTTTCTTTAAAGGTTTTAAAAACAAGATTGAAAAATCTGAATGGTTTGCAGGAAAATATAACGCCAAGGCTGAAAGCATTGAGTTTGATAAAGGTATCACTGTTTACTCTGGTCACTCAGAACGTGAATCACATGAGGGTTTAAACCTTATACTTGCAGTACTTGATGAAATTTCTGGGTTTACACAAGAGGTTGGAACAGGAAATGATCAAGGAAAAACTGCTGATAATATCTATAAAGCGTTTCGTGCTTCAGTAGACTCTCGCTTTCCTGATCTTGGAAAGGTTGCACTTCTTTCATTTCCACGTTTTCCAGGGGACTTTATTTCACAAAAGTATGAAGCAGCAATTATGGAAAAAGAAGTAATAACATATACACATAGATTTATTATGAACCCAGACTTTCCAGATGATTTAGAAGGAAACCATTTAGACATTGCATGGGATGAAGACCAGATCACATCATACAAATATCCAGGGGTATTTGCATTAAAAAGGCCTACCTGGGTAGTAAACCCTACTCGTAAGATAGATGACTTTAGACTTGCATTCTTTACTGATATGGGGGATGCTATGCAAAGATTTGCATGTGTACCAACATTTGCATCTGATGCATTCTTTAAACAAAAAGACAAACTTGAAAAATGTATGACACTTAGAAACCCAATTGATAATAATAAAAGGTTTGACGAATCTTTTAAACCAGATCCAGACAAGGTATATTTTGTTCACGCTGACCTTGCACAAAAGCACGATAAGTGTGCTGTTGCAATCGCACATGTTGATAAATGGGTTAACCTTCAGGTTGTTAAAGACTACGAGCAGGTTGCTCCTATTATTGTTGTAGATGCCGTTGTATGGTGGGAGCCAAAGGTTGAAGGTCCAGTAAACCTTTCAGATGTAAAGCAGTGGATTCAAAACCTTCGTAGACAAGGTTTTAATATTGGCATGGTTACATTTGACCGTTGGCAATCATTTGATATTCAGCAAGAACTTCAAGCCGTAGGAATCAGAACTGATACTGTTTCTGTTGGTAAGAAGCATTATGAAGACCTTGCAATGATGATCTATGAAGAGCGTGTTGCTATGCCATACATCCCCTTGCTGCTTGACGAAATGTCAGAACTTAAAATTATTAATGATAAAAAAGTAGATCACCCACGCAAAAAATCTAAAGATTTATCAGATGCCGTAACTGGAGCGGTATTTGGTGCACTCTCCCATACCCCTAAGAATCCTAATATAGAGATAGATATTCATACATGGTCTACCTCTGCAACCAAATTTGCCAAGCAACAGAGAGATATGGTAGAATTAGAACCTAAGCCAATGACGGATGATGTTCGTGATTACTTAGATAGATTGAACTTATTATAAGAATTCTGATTAAATAATCAGATACAAAAAAACAAGGAGAAAGATGAATTCATTTAAGAAAATTGCCCTAGGACTCGCTGCAGCAATGTCCTTTGGCGTACTCTCGGCACTTCCGACAAGTGCTGCTGTAAATGCACCAACTCTAACCATTGATTCAGCAACAGATGCTGTCATTTCTGGTGAGTCTGCAACTGCAGTAGTTACATTGTCATTTATTTCAGAAACATCAGCAGATACTGCAACAGTAATCTCTGCTATGTTTTCTCAGCCAACAGGTTCAGCAAAGTCTGCAACCCTATCACTTCTAGAAACAGTAACAGCCTCAGTAGTAATTGCAGGCAATAATGTTTCAGCAAATGTTAACTCAACAGTTAATACTCCAACATATGTAACAGCAAAGTTTAAGGTTACACTAGATGCACCAAGCGTTGCAGGTACATATGAGGCTAAGATTTTAACAACTAGTCCAGTAAATGGACCAACAGTATCTTGGACAGTAACAGTTAAGGCAGCGGATCTAACTCCTTCTGCTTCAACTACAACTTCAATCCTAAATGCTGGTGAAGTAACTACTGCAACTGCAGATGCTTCAGTTTATGCACCAAAGGCTACAGCAACAGATGCAGCAGCAGTAATTGTTGTTACACCTAAGAACGCTGCTGGTGGTTCTGCAACAGAATCAATCCTTGCAACAGTTTCAGGTTCAGGTCTTATTGGTTATGGCACAAACGCTACAACAATGTCTGCAACAGGTCGTGCATTGGTAATTCCAAATGGAAACTACATTGGCGTATTTGCTGACGGTACTGCAGGAGTAGCAACAGTTACTCTTACAACTCTTACAGGTACAGTAATTGCAACTGAAAAGGTAACATTTTACGGAGACATTGCTTCAATCGTAGCAACTCCAGTTAAATCTGTTCTTGCAGTTGGCGCAAATACAACTACTTTTAAAGCAGTTGCTAAAGATGCTGCAGGCGTAACAGTCGGAGCAGGAACACTTAATGCATACTCAAGCGATGTTGCAATAGTATCTGATTCAGGTACGGCAGCAACTATTGTTAATGGTGAAGCGGTATTTACACTTACGGGTGTTAAGGCTGGAGCAGTAGCAATTACAGTTAAGTCTGGAACAATTGCATCAGCACCATTCTTTACTCGTGTAGAGGGTGCAGCAGCAACTGTAAAGTTGTCTTTTGATAAAGAGGTTTATATGCCAGGAGAGGCAGCAACCATTAAGGTTCAAGTTCTTGATGCAGCAGGCCTTCCATTATCTGCTAAAACACACTCTGCACTATTTGCTACAGGTGGAATTACTTCTACCTATGCTTTTGGTTCAGGATCAGATGTTCTTACAGCAACATCAATTACAACTGATACAGAAACAGCAAAATCTTACAAGGTGTTTATGCCTTTAGTAGAAAATACTGTAACTATTTCAGCAACAGGTGGAACTTCACTCCCACTTGCTGGACAAGTTCTTTCAGCAGCATCAACAAAGGTATCTAATGAAGCAGCAAAGGCTGCTACAAAGGCCTCTGAAGATGCAGCAAAGGCAGCACAGGCTGCTACAGATGCAGCCACAACAGCAGCAGAAGCAGCAGAAGCAGCAACAATTTTTGCACAGGCTGCAGTTGATGCAGTCGCTAAGTTGTCAACTGAAGTTGCAACATTGATTG